ATAAAAAATGGCAAACATTAATGACTTCAAAGCTAAACTTGCAGGCGGTGGCGCAAGAGCCAATCAGTTTAAGGTTACAATGCCTTTTCCTGGTTACGCACAAGTTGGTGGCGAAATAGAAGACTTAGCGTTTTTATGTACAGCTACATCTATACCGAGCATGACAGTTGCAAACGTCAATGTTCCTTTTAGAGGTAGAGCTATAAAAATAGCAGGTGATAGAACAATTCCGGCATGGTCAATTACGGTACTAAACGATACAAATTTCAAAATCAGAAATGCTTTTGAAAGATGGCAGAATGGTATTAATAATATGACTGACAACGAGGGATTAACTAATCCAGTTGATTACCAAGTTGACGCATTTGTAGATCATCTTGACAGAAACGGTAATAACATTAAATCGTATACTTTGAGAGGTTTATACCCGACAGAGATAACAGGTATTGATTTAAGTATGGGCGAAACAACAGAAATTGAAACTTTTGGTGTTACGTTTGAATATCAATACTTTGAAACAAATACTACAACGTAATAAAAAATTAGGGGGCGGTCTTCGGATCGCCCTTTTAAAACCATTATAAGTAGTATCGTATAAACAACTAGGAGTTAAATTATGGCAGAATTTTTTGGATTTAAGATTACCAGAGATAAACCTAAATCCGATCCAAAACAAAACTTTAGTACACCTCAAGCAGAGGACGGCACACAAGTTGTCGCCGCTGGAGGATATTTTGCGTCTCACCTTGACATGGAAGGTAACGCAAAGACTGAAGCAGACCTCATAAGAAGATACAGAGAAATTTCAATACATCCAGAATGTGATATGGCAATTGAGGATATTGTCAATGAAGCAATAGTTTCAAATGAAAATAGACAAGCTGTTAGATTAATAACAGATGGTGTACCTTATGGACGTGATGTAAAGAGACGAGTAGAGGAAGAATTTGCAGAAATATTAAGATTAATGCAATTCAACACTAGAGGTCACGACCTTTTTAGACGTTGGTATGTTGATGGTAGAATTTATTTCCAAAAAATAATAGATACCGAAACAGGCAAAATGGGTATTACTGAACTTAAATACATAGACCCACGAAAAATTAAAAAGATTAGAGAAGTAAGAAAGAGAAGACCAGACGGAGTTGCTCCATCGGCTACGAATTTAGTAGACGAAACTATGGAGTATTTTTTGTATAATGAAAGAGGTGTAGGTGGTGCTAGTTTACAAGGTATTAAAATAGCAATAGATACAATCGCATTTTGTCCGTCAGGATTAATAGATCAAAATAAAAATATAGTTTTATCATATTTACATAAAGCAATTAAACCAGTTAATCAATTAAGAATGATTGAAGACGCTGCTGTTATTTACAGAATAGCAAGAGCACCTGAAAGAAGAATATTTAAAATTGATGTTGGTAATTTGCCTAAAATGAAAGCTGAACAATATTTAAGAGACGTTATGGCAAGATATAGAAACAAACTTGTATATGACGCAGCTACTGGTGAAATTAGAGACGATAGAAACTATATGTCAATGTTAGAGGACTTTTGGTTACCAAGTAGAGACGGTGGTAGAGGTACAGATATTTCTACATTACCAGGAGGCCAAAATCTAGGAGAAATTACAGACATAGAATACTTTAGAGCAAAACTTTATAGATCATTGAATGTACCATCAAGTAGATTAGAAGCTTCAACAGGATTTAATTTAGGAAGATCAACAGAAATAACAAGAGACGAATTAAAATTTACTAAATTTGTTCAAAGATTAAGAAAGAAATTTATTGAACTGTTTAATGATATTTTAAGAACACAATTAGTATTAAAAGGAATCATTGCTGAAGAAGAATGGCCAATGATTAGAGATAATATATTCTATGACTTTTTACAAGACGGTCACTTTGCAGAATTAAAGCAGGCTGAAATGTTAAAAGATAGAGTAGCATTAGCAAATGATGTAAGAGACTATGTTGGAAAATATTTTTCAGTTGAATATGTTAGAAAAAATATATTAAAACAATCAGCTCAAGACATAGAAAAAATAGATAATCAAATTAAAAGAGAAGTTGATAAAGGAATCATATCATCACCTGGAAATCAGGTTGTTGATAGTGAAGATACTTATTAATAAATGGAAAGGAATGAAACATGCCAAATCAAGAAATAAAAAACTTTATAGATAAATTAGGTACAGGCGATAATGCCGGAGCCGGTGACGCTTTTAAAGACGCATTAAGAGGAAAAGTAGGAGACGCATTAGATCAGAGAAGACAAGATATAGCTGGTAAAATGTTTGCTGAACCTCATAGTGATAAAAAACCTGAAGTAGCAACTCCAGGACAATTCAACAGAGACGGAACAATAACAAATGCTGACGGTACGGACGGTAAAACAGCTGCTGATTTATCAGCAGAGACTAAACCTGAAATAGCAGAACCATTTGCTGAACCGGTGCCAGCTGCACCAGAAACTCCAGCAGTTGATACTCCAGCAGTTGATACTCCAGCAGTTGAAGCTCCAGCAGAAGCACCAACAGAAACATAAAATTATGTTGAGAGTTAGTGACATTGTGGAAAATAATAAACTATTTGATAGCAACGCATATAAAGGATTACCTCCGGTTATGCAGTCTGCTGTTAAAGAAGTTTTTGAAATCATAGAAAAAGACAAAGATATTACTGCTGATAATATAGTAGTAAAATTTGAAAGTGCTTTAGATGATGTCGCTACTCTAAACAGTTTAGAAAAAGAACAATTAGAACAATATTTTGATGAAGAAATAATAGAGAAATTAGGAGAGGAATAATAGATGGCTGATACGGTAACAACACAAACAATAGCTGATACATCTGGTATCAAGTACGTAGTAAAAATGACCAATGTTTCAGATGGAACTGGTGAGTCTATGGTAACAAAGGTTGACGCTAGCGCATTAACTTTTATGACAGAAGATGGTAAGAGAAAATTAAGTAAGATATGGTATTCTGTAAATACGTCAAATAATAAGTCAGCCGTTGAGTTATTATGGGACGGAGTAACCAATTCAACTATATGTTTTCTATCAGGAAATGGTCATTGGGATTTAAGAACACCTGGAAATGAGATTATAAACAATGCTACTACACCAACAGGTGATGTATTGTTAAGTACAAAAGATTTTGCTATAGGCGATAATTACACAATTATTGTTGAGTTTAGATAGAAATTCTTATAAATATACATTAGAACCTACAAAAGGGAGAAAATGAAATTAATATCCGAAGAAGTCCAAAATGCAGAGTACATTGTAGAAGACAACAATGGAAAAAAGGACTACAAAATTAGAGGTATCTTTTTACAATCAGAAATTAGAAATAAAAATGGACGTGTTTATGAAAAAAACATACTTGAAAAAGAAGTAAGCAGATATAACAGAGAATTTATCAATAAAAGAAGGGCTTTTGGCGAGTTAGGACATCCTGATTCTCCAACTGTTAATTTGGAAAGAGTTAGTCATATGATAACTAAACTTCATCCAGATGGTACTAATTTTATTGGTGAAGCGAAGATAATGAATACCCCATACGGTAAGATTGTGAAAGGTCTTATAGATGAAGGCGCTCAATTAGGCGTATCATCAAGAGGTATGGGCTCGTTACAAACAAGAGGTGGTGTAAATTATGTAGGTAGAGATTTTTATTTAGCTACAGCAGCTGATATTGTTGCAGACCCTAGCGCTCCAGACGCTTTCGTAGAAGGTATAATGGAGAGTAAAGAGTGGGTTTGGGACAATGGTGTGCTCGTTGAAAAAGACTTAAGCGCTTGGAAACGAGACATAGAGACTGCAAAGAGACATGCTTTAGCAGAAGCTAAGGCGGAAGTCTTTAAAAGCTTTCTTAAAAAACTCTAGTTTTATAAATAGTCCCACGAATTAATTTATAACTAGTTAAATTATAAATGTTTAAACATAAAAAGGAGATTTCTCAATGGCCGAAATAGACAAAAAAATTGAGGCAACAAAAGATCAAAAAGAGGTAGCTGAAAATGCTAATCCTAATGCTGATCTTCCGAAAAAGAATGCTGTAGCAGCTGAACCAACTCATCTAAAAAATGATGCCGAGGATTTAGGTGCTCCTGTAGTTAAACCTACTGACAGCAATCCGGATGCTTCAAAAACAGTTAAAACTGTTTCTGGACAACCTGCTCAAAAACATGAAGGTAAGCCTGACGCTATGCCTACATTAAAAAAAGAGGAGAAAAAAGAAACAGCAACGGACACCGAAGATAAATCTACAGTAAAAGAAGGCGAACTTCCTGCTGGTCTGAAAAAACACCTTGACAAAAAAGATGACAAGGAAGCTAAAACTGAAGAAGTTGAAGCGAAAAAAGATGACGAGAAGAAAGAAGATACTAAAGAGAAAGACATAGACGTAAAAGAACATGTTGACGCTTTAGTAGCTGGAAATACTGATTTATCGGAAGAGTTCAAAACAAAAGCTGCAACGATTTTTGAAACAGCAATTAAATCTAAAGTTAAAGAAATTGCAGAAGAAATGGAAGCAGATTATAATAAAAAATTCGAGAGCGAAACTTCTAGTGCTAAAGCTGAGTTAGTTGAAAAAGTCGACTCTTATCTATCATACGTGGTAGAGGAGTGGATGAAAGAAAACGAACTTGCTTTGGAAAGAGGGATCAAAGGCGAAATCGCTGAGGACTTTATCAGTGGTCTTAAAAAATTATTTGAAGATCATTACATAAATGTTCCAGACGAAAAATATAATGTACTTGAAGATCAAGCTTCAAAGATTGAAACGTTAGAAAAGAAACTTAACGAATCAATTGAAAAGAATGTTGAATTAAGTAAGTCAGCTAACAAGTATAAAGCAGCTGAAATTTTAGATGAAACATCTAAAGATTTAACTGACACAGCTAAAGAAAAGTTCAACAAGCTTGCTGAAGAAGTGGATTATTCAACAGAGGCAGATTTTAGAGCTAAGATAGCAATCATTAAAGAAAGTTATTTTAAAACTAAAGACGCAGCTGGTGACGGACACGATGATGTAGCGGCAGGCGAAGGTCAAAACGAAGACCTAAGCAATGCAATGGCTGCTTATAGTGCCGCTATAAGTCAGACAAAAGATATTAAATTATCAACAAAGTAAAATAAAAAGGGAGATAAAATAACATGTATTTATCAGAACAATACGAAAAAAAATGGCAGCCAGTTTTAGAGCATCCTGATTTACCAAAAATCGGAGACTCTTACAAACGTGCCGTTACGGCTACTATCTTGGAAAACCAAGAAAGAGCTATGAAGGAGGACAGCGCATTTATGACTGAAGCTGCTCCTACGAATAATACTGCTGGAACTTCAAATTGGGATCCAATTTTAATTTCATTAGTACGAAGAGCAATGCCAAACCTTATCGCATACGATATTGCTGGTGTTCAACCAATGACTGGTCCAACAGGACTTATTTTCGCAATGAGAAGTAGATATACTTCAGCAACTGGTGGTGAAGCACTATTTGATGAAGCTGATACTGATTACTCATCTAGAAATGCTGCTGGCGATTCAGTTACTCACGATGGTGTTACTGAACATAGAGGAACTAATCCTTCTGTTCTTAATGACGCACCGGCTGGCGAGTATACTAGAGGTCAAGGTATGACTACAGCTGCGGCTGAGGCATTAGGCGACGCTACTGCAAACGCATTTGCTGAAATGGCTTTCTCAATTGAGAAAACTACAGTGACGGCGAGAAGTAGAGCTCTTAAAGCAGAATATACTATGGAACTTGCTCAAGATTTAAAAGCAATCCATGGCTTAGACGCTGAAACAGAACTTGCAAACATTCTATCTGCTGAAATCCTTGCGGAAATCAACAGAGAAGTTGTAAGATCAGTTTATATCAATTCAGAAAAAGGCGCTGCTACAAACACAACTACTGCTGGTGTATTTGATTTAGATACAGACTCAAACGGTAGATGGTCAGTTGAAAGATTCAAAGGTCTTATGTTCCAATTGGAAAGAGACGCAAACAGAATCGCACAAAGAACAAGACGTGGAAAAGGTAATATGATTATCTGCTCTGCTGATGTTGCTAGTGCTCTTCAAATGGCTGGTGTTTTAGATTACACGCCTGCATTAAACAACAATCTAAACGTTGACGACACTGGTAGCACATTCGCTGGTGTATTAAACGGTAGATTTAAAGTGTACATTGATCCATATAGTGCTAACTCAAGCGCTAGTCAATATTACGTAGTTGGCTATAAAGGTACTTCACCTTATGACGCTGGTATGTTCTATTGTCCGTATGTTCCATTACAAATGGTTCGTGCTGTTGGTCAAGATACTTTCCAACCAAAAATTGGATTTAAAACTAGATACGGTCTAGTTGCTAATCCTTTTGCGGAAACTGGTGCTGTTTCGGGAGCGGTTACAGGAATCACAGATTCAGGTACTCCAAACTCTAACAGATACTACCAAAAAGTTAAAGTATCAAACATAATGTAATATTGTTTAAAGCAATAAAATTAGAAAGGCGGTCTTTATGGCCGCCTTTTTTTTGGCCTAAATAATCATATGCTTAAACTCTTTATATATTTTTGGATATTAATGATAGTAATAGCGCTTGGTCTAGGTTATATACACGGAAACCTAGCTTTTTAAACACATATAAATAATATTATGAGTGAAAAAGAATATATGAAATATAAACCTGTCAAAGAAGGCAGTTTTAAATCATATGCACCAACTATTATCAAAGGTATGGAGCCGAGGTTCGGCAATCGCTATGCCTCTAAACTATTTCCAGCAAGTAAAGTAAATTTAGATTTATCTCATAGATGTCCATTAGAATGTCCTAGATGTTCAAGACAAATGCATTGGAGAGATAAAGGTTTAAGAGTACCAGGTAGAGATATAACAATAGAAGAATTTGAAAAGATTGTTGATTACTTTGACAGAATACAATTTTGTGGTCAGTACTCTGATCCTATACATCACCCACACTTTATTGATTTCTTAAAAATGATACGTGATAGAAAGAAAATAAGTCAAGTACATAATGCCTCTACACATAAACCAGATAGTTTTTTTATCAAAGCATGGGAAGCAAATCCTGAAACTCAATGGTGGTTTGGTATAGATGGTCTTCCTAAAGATAGTCACAAATATAGAGTACATCAAGATGGTGAATTGCATTTTAAAAGAGCGATCATGTCTAAAAAATATTTAAAGAAAAAACCTATATGGCAAATGATAGTTTTTAGATATAATCAAAATTCAATAAAAGAATGTGTTAAACTTGCCGAAGAAAATGGTATAGTTTTTAATCTAGTAAATAGTGGTAGATGGTTAGGTCCAGATGATTGGTTAATGCCTGCAAATAAAGCAGAGTCAAGAGGTGACTATGCTGAAACATGGGATCCGGAAGATAATAATCTTGTTGGTCTTGCACCAGATGGTATTATGAATACGAATCCAGATGGTTCAAGTTATCAACACCCTACATTAAAAGATGGTACAGATTGGGGAGCTTTACCCGAACATATAAAAAGAGAAGATTTAAAGAAAAGAAAAGAAGATAGGTCAAAAAAATTTTATAGAACAAGGGATGGTGGCAATTATTTGAAAGTTAAAAAAGATGACAGAGATTAAGTTAAATTTTCCACATATAACAGAATATAAAGATACATCGCCTGATACTAAAATAGAACCTATGTGTATTAAGGGTAATATGAATCTTGCTGTTACAAATAGAGGTCAATTAATACCATGTTGTAGATGTGATACAAATGAAAATATGACCGATCCAGAATTTAAAAAAATGATAGACGCAAGCCAATTAAAAGATTATAAAAGTATAGATGATATAATTGAATCGGATGTTTGGAAACAATTTTACGACCAACTAAAACAAAATAGAGGTCCTAAAGCTTGCTGGGATACTTGTCGTACTAATAAACCGGAAGAAGATAAACAAGAAATGGTGTTTGCTGATAAAGATGGTAAGCTAAAAGTATGGGAAAGAAAATAGATAAATATGTTTATGAAAAGTTTGTTAAGAACAATATTAGGAATACTACTTGTAATAGTTTGTATTAAAGTTATAATGCTACTAGTTATCTTGTGTTATGTTGGATTTATTGACAATAATTTATTCAGTACCAAGCCTACAGATAGCTCAGTAATAATTGAAAAGGTTGAAAAGGAGACAGATAAATAGTAATATGAATGATTGGACAAAAGAGTTTATAAACAAACACACAGCCAGAGGTTCACATAGGTGGGCATTTTGGTGTGAAGGAATAATAATAGGTTTAATAATAGGAATTTTAATACTATGACAACAGCAATGGATAGACAACCAACGAAGTTAGATTACGCTAGTCCAACACAATTTAAATTTAGCATAATGAAGTTACCTAAAGTAGAATACTTTTGTACTTCAGCTAATATACCTGGCATTGCATTGGCTGATACTCAAACACAACCAACACCACTTAAAGATATACCTTTACCTGGTGACAAGTTAAATTACGAGAGACTTTCTATTTCATTTTTAGTTGATGAAAATTTAGAAAATTATAGAGAGATACATGGTTGGTTAAGAGGCTTAGGATTTCCAGGTGACCATAAAGAACATGCAAATCTTTTAAAAAGTGGTAATACTAGATTTCCTGGTAGTACATCAAACATATTAGGTGACGCTGGCCGATCAAAATATGCACCACCAAAAACAGGTGGTCTTTTTTCGGATGCTACGTTATCTGTACTATCAAATAAAAACAATTCAGTTGTAGAAGTTAGATTTAGTGATGTATTTCCTATTTCATTAACTGGTCTTCCTTACAACCAACAAGCAACAGATGTTGATTATTTAACGGCGTCTGTTACGTTTGACTATAAAATTTATGATTTTGCTATAACAGGATCATCATCAACAACTATTACAACATCTTAATCAGACTTTACTTTTAAAGGTTTTTGTGATATAATAATGTGAAAAGGATAAATTATGACATTGGAAGAATTACAAGAATTAGCTGAAAAAGATTTGAAGATTAACGATATTGAATTAGATATAGCGTCTTTACAAACACCTCAAATACACAACAAATATTTAAAATTTTTAACTAAATTTAAATTATTATTAGTACGTGCTGAAGATGAGTTTAGAACAATTAAAAAGGATAAGTGGGAATATTACACAGGTAAATCAGACCCACAAGTTTATATACTTAAACCTTTTCATTTAAAAATACTTAAAGCAGATGTAGGACAATATATTGAAGCTGATCCAGAGTGGCAAAAAGCAAATCAAAAGGTTAAATATCTAGAAGCAGTTGTAGACTTTTTAGATAGATCATTAAGACAAATTTCCAATAGAACATTTACTATCAAGAACGCAATAGACTGGAAAAGGTTTACTAGTGGAGCTGTATAATGTATTTAACTAATAACAATTGCGTTTCAATTTCAAAATTCAATCAAAACTATTGTAATAATATAATAGAAAATTCAGATAAATTAAGATTAAAAAAAGCCGCTATACAAGACGGCAATAATAGGAATAGAAGTTCCAAGGTTGCATGGATTAAGGAAAATAATCAATTATATAAAGATATGGAAGATGTTATCTTTAATCATAATGTAAAAGCTAATTGGAATTTTAATATAAAAGAATTTGAACCCTTTCAGTATACAGTATACGAAGAAGGAGACCACTATGATTGGCATATAGATTCACATATTAAGCCTTACCCTAATGGTTTTATTAGAAAGATAAGTTTTACTTTATGTTTAAATGAAGATTATGAGGGTGGAGAATTAGAAATAGCTAATTTAAATCCTAAAGGAATTGATAAGAATATAAAGTTTAAAGATAAATTTACAACTGGTACAATTATAACCTTTCCATCATTTATGTGGCATAAAGTACATCCGGTGACCAAAGGAATAAGAAAAGTTTTGGTAGGTTGGATTGTAGGTCCACCTTTTGTGTAATGCCCGATATAAGATACATCATAGTAGACAAGGTAAACGAAGTTTATTTAAAGATAGAAGCTGACGCCTCTATACGTAGAGAGTTGTCAGAATATTTTTGCTTTGAAGTACCAGGTTATAAGTTTGTTCCTGCCTATAGAAACAGAGTATGGGATGGAAAGATAAGATTATTTTCTTATGCAACTGGTCAAATTTACGCCGGTTTATATCCTTATATACTTAAATGGTGTGATGATAATAAGATACAAGTAGTAGATGGTGCTAAAATAGTTGATACTAAAGTTGATTTAGAATTGGTAGATAAGTTTACAAAAGCACTTAAAGTACCTATGGAAATAAGAGATTATCAAAAGGAGGCCTTTATTCATGCAACACAAAAGAATAGATGTTTATTATTATCTCCAACAGCCTCTGGTAAATCACTTATAGTTTATATGTTAGTACGTTATAATATGATAAGACTAAAAGAACAAAACAAAAAGATACTTATTATAGTGCCAACAACATCATTGGTTGAACAACTACATAAAGATTTCAAAGATTATGGTTGGACACCAGAGAAATATGTACATAAGATATATCAAGGATATGAAAAAGATACAGATAGAAATGTAGTTATATCTACATGGCAATCAATATATAATCAACCTAAAAAATGGTTTCAACAATTTGGTATGGTAATGGGTGATGAAGCACACTTGTTTAAAGCAGTTTCACTTACAAAGATAATGACTAAATTAGAGAAGTGTAAATATAGAATAGGTCTTACAGGTACTTTAGATGGTACAAAAACACATAAGTTAGTATTAGAAGGATTGTTTGGTACAGTAAACAAGGTAACTTCAACAACAGAATTACAAGAGAGTAAACAGTTAGCCGATTTAAAAATTATATGTTTAGTATTACAACATGATAAAGATGTTAGACATATGTTAAAAGACAAGACGTACCAAGAAGAAATGGATTATTTGGTACGAAGTGAAAAAAGAAATAAGTATATAAGAAACTTAGCCTCTAGTTTACAAGGCAATACTTTATGTTTATTTCAATATGTAGAAAAACATGGAAAGGAGTTATATGAATCAATTAAAACAAAAGCTGTTGACAAACAAGTATTTTATGTCCACGGTGGAGTGGATACAGACGTTAGGGAAAAGATTAGAGAAATTACCGAAAAGTCTGACGGAGCTATTATCGTTGCAAGTTATGGGACTTTCAGTACAGGCATTAATATACGGAACTTGCATAACATTATTTTTGCTAGTCCTAGCAAGTCACGGATAAGGAACTTACAATCTATTGGAAGAGGATTAAGATTAAAAGATAACAATTCAGCTGCGACTTTATACGATATAGCAGATGATATTAGTTATAAAGAAAAAGAAAATTATACACTACACCACTTCAGGGAAAGGATAAATATATACAATGATGAAGACTTTAATTATGAAATACACAATATAGATTTAAATACACCGAAAGATGGAACAAAGTAAAACAATAACCGAAAAAATAAAAATCATTAAGTTGGTTAATGGGGACGATATTGTTGCTGTTGTGGAAAATTCAAAGAGTCAAATGGATACCACACATCAAACAATTTGTATTGATAAACCTTTACAGATAAAATACGTACCACAAATAACAATGCAAGGTTTCAAAGACTATATCGCATTGATACGTTGGACGGCCTATACTAACGATAATCATATTACAATTCCAAAAGATAAGATAATGACTATTACAAACGCCAACGAGGCTATGAGTAAGAGTTATCTAGGTGTCGTTGATACATATGGTGATATTCCGTTGGCCAATGAAGGTGGAAAAAGACAGGCAATGATGATGAAGTTTTCTACCAAAGAAAACAGAAAGTTAAATGAGATATTTGATGACAGATTTTATGATGAAGATGATGAGCCAGGAACTATACATTAATAATCCCCCTAGCTGGAGGTCCTCTATCAACCGGCTACACCGTTCATTATACATATTTTTCAGAAAAAGTCAATGCTGATTTAGCCTAAAACCGAAATTTTTTTTTGGTGTTTTACAACCTTAAAACATTGACAAATTGAACGAAAAGGTATATAGTTATATTATGACTGCAAAATCAAAAACGAAGAAAGAACACTACGTTAATAACAAAGAGTTTTTGGAGGCGATGATAAAGTACAGAAAATCTGTACGAAAAGCAAAGAGAGAGAAACAAGATAAACCAGCAGTAGGAAACTACCTTGGATCGTGTTTTTTGAAGATTGCCAATCACCTTTCATATAGACCTAATTTCATAAATTATACATTTAAAGATGACATGATTTCAGATGGTATAGAAAACTGTCTACAATACCTTGACAACTTTGATGGTAAAAAATCTAAAAATCCTTTCGCTTATTTTACTCAAATAATCTACTATGCTTTTATACGTAGAATACAAAAAGAGAAAAAACAAGTGACGATTAAACACAAACTTATTAGTAAATCAAATTTAGATGACTTTGCTCTTCAACCAGGTGACGATAGAGAATTTAGAAATCAAATGACAGAGTATTTACAAAAGAATTTACCTATGGATTCACAAGAGAAAATAGCTGAAGAAGTAGCAAAAAGTAAAAAGAAACGTAAGAAAAGGACAAGTAAGAATAGTTTAGATTATTTTTTTAAAAAAGATGAAGATAGCCCTATTAAATGATACACACTTTGGTTGCCGTAATGATTCTCCACACTTTATAAACTATCAAAATAAGTTTTACGAGGAACAATTTTTTCCTTATATTATTGATAATGATATAAAATGTTTAGTACATTTAGGTGACGTAGTTGATAGACGTAAGTTTATTAATCACAACACAGCCCACAATTTTAGACTAAATTTTTGGGATAAATTAGAAGAATTGAATATAGATACTCACGTTATATTGGGTAATCACGATACCTATTATAAAAATACTAACGAAGTAAATGCTATACAAAATTTAAATCTAGGAAAAATTACAACATATACAAGAGCAACAGATATAACTCTTGGTGGATTAGACATATTGTTTATACCATGGATATGTGAAGCCAATATAGAAGATACTTTATATAAAATAGATAATACAACAGCTCAAATTGTTATGGGTCATTTAGAAATAAAAGGCTTTGAAATGCATAGAGGAATTGTAAATGAACAAGGACTTGATAGAGAACAATTTAGAAGATTTGAAAAAGTATTATCTGGTCATTTTCATAAGAAATCAGATGATGGCCATATCTTTTATCTAGGTACACAATATCAAATTATGTGGTCAGATTATAATTGTCCAAAAGGTTTTCATATATTTGATACAGACACAAGAGAATTAGAACGAATAGAGAACCCTTTACCTATATTTAAAAAATTAATATATGATGATACAAAAGAAAACTATGACAATTTAGATTTATCTTCTTACGATAATTGTTTTGTAAAACTATTTGTAAACAGGTGTAAGAATAAAGAAATGTATAGCAATCTAGTAGAAAGATTTTACAACAATACCAATGTACATGAATTGATTATTAATGAAGATACAAATGATATTACACAAACAGTTAAGGTAGATACTATAGATCAAGGTGAGGATACATTAACATTTTTAGGTAACTATATTGACCAAGTAGATACTGAATTAGATAAGACAAAACTAAAAGACTTTGCAAAAGAACTATACACGGAGGCCAGTGAATAATAAAACTCCAAAAGTTGAAACATTAGAATCACAAAAAGAAGAATTAGAGTCATCTATGAAATCTTCCAGACACCAAGAGTATGTTAGAAA